GCATTCATATATTCGTTCGCATCGCGAATGCGCTTCATTATAGGAGTCATTTCCGGCATCTCACGGCATTGCGAATATCTGCTTTTTGAAAAATAAAAAATTACGTCTTTGGCATCTACGTATTCTGCATCGCTCAACAGTTCCATACCGTCAAGAGAGAATTTTCTGATAAAATATCCGACCGGGCGGTTCTCCGGCGTGAGCTCGATGCCGCCGACTACTTTATTGCCTTTGTTGCGCGACTGATACTGATTAAGATCGAGCTCGTCAACTTCAAGCATTTGAAGCTGGAACGGAAGAATTCCGTATGACGTGTAGCGTTTCAAAAACAATACGCCTCCGTCAATTTTCTTCCTTTTCACGGCCGTTCTCAAAATCTGATTAAGACTTTGGGTGCCTGTTACATCGCAATTCCGAGCCTTGCACCATTTTCCCCATAGCTTTTCGATTTGATTTCCGAGTTCTTCGTCATCGATCTGCACCTGCAGTTTCCTGCCGCCGCCAATGATATTGCGAACCCATGCAGATATAAGGCTGTTCATCATATCGGAGTTGCGCTCGAGGTCGCGCGCTCTGTTTCGAACTATGTCGCGGCTGTCGCGGTCGAGAAACTCCCCAGATCCGCTCGAAGCTCTCCAATTTGCGTTTAATCGGCTGTAATCTCCGACATCGTAGTTGCTGCGTAATTCTTCCAATGTTTGCCTATAGGCGGCACGCTGCGCTCCCCAACGCGGAGAAATGACGGATATTGCGTTGTCTATGAATTTTGAAATCCCCATCTTTTTCACCTTCCGTCAAAAAATGCAACTGACGCGCCGTCAAGCAAAGAGTTCTTACCTTCTGCAGCTATCTCTGCGGCGAGCTCATCACGGAGCTTTCTCAGTTCGGTGATGTTGGCTCTTGTGAGGGAGCGTGAGCCAATCTTATACGATTGTCCACCTACGAGAACGGCAGTGATTGCTTTGTTGACTTCGTCATATAACTGCTGTCTTGTCATTTCTTGTACATTATCCATTGTGTTATAACCAACTTTCACTTTCATTTATCCGAATCCACGATTCTTCCCTTGTTTCTTCCTGCCTCTTTGGCTGATGACTTTCTTCAATGCTATCATCGTCCATTAGGTGAGCAGTACGGATGCCGAGCGCATCGGCAGCGGCGAGGCAGTAAACCTCACAGTCGCCGTAGTGGTTATCCGCGTGAGATGTTTTGAGCCGCCATTCTTGTTTGACTTTTCCGTTGTTAGTTTTGACGTTCACCTTATGCTCTGCGGTTACTTGTTCGGCGTACTCTCTGTCACATCCTTGATATACCATCCAAGAGCCTGTACCGTTCTTCTTGCGCATACGACCTGCAATCATATCCTTGTACTTTCCTGTGTCGACAATCATCAACTGCATTCCATATGCTTTTGAATCTACTTTGTTTACTTTAGAAATCTTGTAATGATTCATCATTGGGTTTGATGCGCCTTTGACAGGAACTGCCCAATCGGAATTGTCTGCGCAGAAGTCATATGTGGAATCCGCATCGTATCCTGAGTCAATCAGGCAAAGCGACACGATCATATCATCTCCGCTTTGTGTTTTATACGGCATATTCATGATCCGCTCTATATCTCTAAAGCTGAACACCTGTTGGTGGAATATGTTCTGAGATGTGATGTGATTTCCAAACGCGCGGATAGAAACATACAAGCAGTTTTCCTGCACGTCAACGCCGCCTGTCAGAATTTTCGCCCAGTCAGGGACAATGAGCTCTGGCACATCAGTCTGACGTTCGAGAACAAGGTCAGCGTTAGTCTTGAGCTTTGTGTCTTCCCACGGCTCCGCAAGCCAAGAATTGACGAAGTTCTGGAAAGCCTCGGAGTCATCTTTTGACATCAGAAACTCTTTAGCCACTTCGGCAAATCTGACGAACGGGCTATATAATGTGTTAAGCCAGAATACTACTTTTCGCGCAAATTGTGTTTTCCGTTCAACCACTTCCCATGATCCTTGCTGAAGCATAATGTATTTTTGGGAATCGGTTATAATGGATCCGCATTCTTGACATACGTATCTTGCACGCTCTGCGCGGTCTGCGTAAGACATCGAAGCGTCATCCGGGAATCTAAGGTTGGAGAACTTGAACTCGATTCTCTTTCCGCAATGCGGACAAGGCATCAAGTAGTGCTTTTCGATGTCTGCATTTTCCTTTGCCTCCCAGATATGGTTGTTCCTGAGCGTTGGTGTTGAAGCGAGAACGATTTTTTTGTTGTGAAATGTTTTTGTTCTCTCTCTGGCAAGCGATACTGGGTCTGCTTCTTTTTTGGATGCACCGGGGTACTTATCGGTTTCATCCAGAAAAAGGTACTTGATTGGTTTACTCGCAAGCCCTGATGGAGAATTGGAACCAACCAAGCTGAGATACATATCGTCAAACTGCATTTCGAGAACACTCGAATCACTGCTATGATATCTTTCGTTAAGCGTTGGGCTATTCAGTATCATTGGCTCGATTCGGTTTTTACTGATAGACTTAGCCAATTCATCAGTCGGATACACGACCATCGCCGGGGAAGGGTCCTCGTTAATAACATAGCCTATCATGTTGAGGATCGCTTCTGTTCCACCTACCTGCGTAGGCTTCACAAAGATTATTTCCTCTGTTTCGTAGTTGTTGAATTCGTCCATCAACCCTCGTAGATATGGCGTTGATGAATTTCTCCACGGTCCGGGTCGAGCTGTGGTCTTTGCATCGAGCTGTCGATACTTCTCTGCCCACTCCGATACCGTGATATCCTCGGGAGGGGTTAAGGCTTTCAGTGCTCTGATAATATAATCAGGTGCGCTGAACTTTCTTGTTTTTAGCGTTGGCCTTCTTTTTGCCAACGTCAAGTTCCTCCTCCACGGTTTCACTTTTTCCTGCGACCACGAAATTGTTCAGTAGTGCTATTATGTCACTGTTCAACTCTGACTCAACCGCCCTGAGTTCAACGGGGTTATCGCAAACACTTGTCAATCTGACTGACAGCTTGCTCGGTATACTGAGAAGAAATTTCTTCACGATTGTGAAAAAACGTCTATAATCTTCTTCGACTTTATCAACACCTATATACTTTCCATGTGCAATAGCATTTTGAATGGAACGATACTCGCCTTGCAGTTCTTTGAGCTCGATTTCCTTTTCGAGCTTTTGACGCTTCAGCTCGTTTTCTGCATCGCTATGGCTCTTTCCGTATGCTTTATCAGAAAGATATTTGATATATCTCTGAATCGTTGGAACAAGGTCATATCTTCGACCGCTTAATGTTTCGACTGTGGGCAGGATTCCCTCTTGTGTGAGCTGCTGAATCCTGCGGACCGTTAAATTGAACAGGCTTGCTATAACATCGACTTTATAGTACGTGCTTTTTTCGGTTGAAAGTTTTCCATCTGACATAGGTAACACCACCCCCCCCCCCGAACGAGTACTCCGCTGTCAGTTATGTAATCGATTAACATTTGACTTTGACCGCTTTCTCCCCGGTGAAGTCTTCCCAACGCTTTACAATTACATCGCAGAACTTTTCATCAAGCTCCATGATATAGGCTCTGCGCTTGAGCTGCTCTGCGGCGATAAGCGTTGAGCCGGAACCGCCGAACAGGTCAAGAACCTTTTCGTTTATGCGGCTCGAATTCTTAATCAATTTACCGATAAGAGTTATCGGTTTCATTGTCGGATGAATATCATTCCTTGCAGGTTTGTTCTCGTATAGGACGGAGGTCTTATCCGCAAGCCCTCTGTGAAGCTCATCGACATATGCAATAAGCTCTTGCTTTGTCATATGCTTATAATCTATTTCGTCTTCAAGAATTACGGTGTCTTGCGTCCTGTCGTTGATGAAGTAATGAGCGGCTCCTTCTTTCCACCCATATAAAATTGGTTCATGCCGCCATTGGTAGTCTTGCCTACCGAGTACGAATGAGTTCTTTTCCCATATCAATACCTGAGCGAGTTTGATCCCGGCATCGGTGAATGCTGCGCGAAAGTTTTGACCTTCTGTTTCAGCGTGAAAAACATATATTGCTCCACCGGGACGTAATGCCGAATAGGCAGACAAAAAAGAATCAAGTAGGAAATGGTAAAAGCTCAATGAGTCCATGTTATCGTTCTTGATTCTTTTTTGGTTCCTATGACCTTTGCCGAGATACTCTTCGAGGTATTCCGCTTTATCGCCATAGTTCACGTTGTACGGTGGATCTGTTACAATCAAGTCAGCTGATTCTCCGTTCAGCAGGGCATCAACCTCAGTAGTATCAGTGGAATCGCCGCACATCAGGCGATGATTTCCGAGAATATAGATATCTCCGCGCTGCGTCTTTGGCTGTTCGATTCCATCGTATTCTCCTTCAACGTCAAAGTCATCATCCTCTGTTGTTTCGGGTATTTCAAGGTTGGCAACCAAACTGTCAAGTTCGCTTTCCTCGAATCCTGTAACCGTGAAATCGTAATCATCGAGTTTTAAGCCCTTGAGCAAATCCTTGAGTTTCTCCTCATCCCAATCGCCGGAAATCTTATTGAGAGCCACGTTGAGTGCGCGTTCATCTTTTTCATCGAGGTTTAACTTGACTACATCGATTTCCTCGTACCCAAGTTCTTGGAGTATAAAATAACGCTGATGACCTCCAATGATGGTGCCGTCAGCGTTGATGATTATCGGATCGATATAGCCGAACGTCTGAATTGAACGCTTCAGCTTTTCGTACTCCGCATCTCCGGGTCTGAGCCTGACGCGCGGATTGTACTCCGCAGGGCTTAGGTCTGAGATTTTTACTTTTTCGATTTGCATCTCTGCACTCCTTTGTCTTGAGTATTGGGGCTGTTGCCGCTTTATTCAAAATGGGCACGCAGATTCTACGGTGGTAATTTTAGAAAGGAGAATCAACAATGAAAAAGTTGGCGACAACAAAGAGGTTATAGACTTTTCTGCGTGCCCTGCGGTACTGGCTATAGTGGTGGGCGCGTAACGAAACGGAGAATTTTTTTGCATTTTTATGCGGATTTTCGCCGGACCTTCCTCGCCCCGTTCCGAGGCCTCCCGTCAGGTAGTACCTTGATCCGTCATCGGTCATGCCGCTGCCGGGGTGATTAACCTCCCGACATTGCTTGACATATTTTTTGGTTCGCTCTTTTTACAAAAAACAAAAAGTGAGACGCTGCCCATGCAAGTGATGAATTGATATTGCGATTTGCAAAGGCTTTTGCATTTCGATTTCTTCACTGCTGTGGCAGGCGGTGCCTGCCTTGCCTTTCTGAATGAGATGCGCGGCTTTCTTTTTCTGCGTGATTCATTCCTGCGTCATGATTTTATTACTACAGTAGCGCACCCCCGTCAAGGCTTACCTTAGACGAGGGCGTTATAAGTAGGAGGGCGAAAACCACGGGGTTATTTAATCTGCGCTTCTTTACAGATATATTGTATCGTATGTTGACAGTCCTTGCAAGTCCAATAGTGTCCAAATGTGTCCAAAAATGTCCATATTTATTAAAGGTTTATTGTTCATGGTTCTTCTGATTGCACGTTTCCACTTGTGCTGTACGTTACCACTTCTTAAAATCGGTAGTGGTTACGTCAAAAACCGCATGGGAATGCGGTTTTTTGGGGTATTTTATCCACGTTACCACTTTGATTTTTATATACCCACCATTTTCTATAAGGGTGTACATAGCGCGTGTACAAATGTACAAATTAAAAAATTATTATTATGTTTTTAAATATTAGTGTAAATAGTGGTTAAGTGTATAAGAAAATGGCTTATCTATGCGGTTTTTCACGTTACCACTTTACGTTACCACTTTTTTTATTTAACCACTTTTAGTGGTAAAAAACGCTGTTTTTCAGATAATTCAAGAGAAATGTGCAAAAAGAGGAGTGAATGATCACTCCTCAAAAACTTCGATATCCTCCAGACTCACTATGTATAAGGCACGGGTGCTCTTTGATTGAATTTCAGCTTGATAGAACGGCTTGCCTTGGTTGCCGTGCTGGTCGGTCTTTCTTCTGATGGTCGCCCCGGAAAAAACGAACGGTTTTCCTCTGAGCTCCGGGTGAGCGTGCCCTCGATACTCAACCATTTTGTTCAGATTGGCGATAACGTTGTTAGGCTTCACCTGATTTCAACGCCTCCTCGTACTTGCTAATCGTATCATTGATTTTCTGATACTTCAGGAGCCGTTTAATTCCACGGTCGCAGAGCGCATGGTACGTTGAGCTACACACTTTGCACTCTGTACAAATCTCGATCACGCTATAATTATTCAAGTATCTCAGTTCGAGAACATGGCGTTCACGGCTTTCGATTGGCAGAAAATCGAAAACATCCAGTATTTCTCCCATAATAATCGAAAGTTTTTTTCTTTGTTCGAGAATTCTTTCTTCTGTTTCGATTATCCTGAGCGCGCATTCTGCCGCTCCGCTGTTTACGATGCTGTTTTTGACCCTTGGCGTTGTATCACAAGGGCTTTTTAAGCTGTCGACATTTTGCTTGATCTCATCGCTGAGTTTTTCAAGGTGTCGAATTCTTATTTTTGCGTTGTTGTATCGGCTGAGGTATCTTTTCAAGAGCTCTTTTCTACTCATTGCTTTTTCCCTTGACTCGGATTATCATAATCCTTAATTATCTGCGCGACTTCTGAGACATAGCAGACGATATGCGCTACGGCTCCTGCGTTTCTTAGCCTTGCGATCGTGCCTTTCTGTATCGCTGTCGGCTTGCCGATGAACGGTCGCTTGACTTCAAATGTAAAGTATTGCCCATCTTTAACCATTGCAACGTCCGGCAGTCCGTTGAGCGAAGAGTATAATCCGTTTGCTTGTTTCCAAACCACTGCACGAGGAAACTCGCGCCTTAGATATGTGATGATCTTCTTTTGAAAGTGTGACTCAAGCGGCACATTGTTCCTTGCCCATTCCAATGTGGCAGCTTTGGAGTGCAGGCCGAGAACGGTCTGCAACTCCTTGACTGTTTTGCACGATTCGTACTTGTTATCCCACATTGTCAAAATCGGCTGACTTTGGAGGAATGGGCCTGTTATCCTGCTTATCCTCTGTGATGTTTGAAGCTACCATATCAGCGATGTGAAGGGCAAGGGCAAGTGGATACCTCTCAAACGCCGCGTTGAGCGCGTTGTAGTTTTCTTTCGGTTCATATGCACCCATGTGCCACCTGATTGCGTACTTTTCCGCGTTGGTCAATCTGACTTGCAGGCTTTCCATCATCATGACTGATTTCTCGCCGTGCCCGTAGGGAATGGTGTCCTCGATTGTGTAATATGGCACCTTTTCCCATTTTCCTGTTTCCTCGTTTTTGACGTTCCTTGTGCTGACCTTATAGAACATCGTCTTGCAGAGGTCGTGAAAAAGTGCTACAATGGCGATTGACGCGTTGTCGTGCTTTGCGAGAGCGGTTCTGAGCGGCTCTACAGTCTTGAGCTGCATGAGCGCATCGTAAACATTAAGGCTGTGTTGAAGGAGTCCTCCTTCACATGAGAGGTGATACTTTGTTGACGCAGGTGCTGTGTAGAAGTCGCTCTTTTCTTCAATAAACTTCATGAGCTTGTCAATGCCCGGTCTGTTGATGGTTGCGATGATTGAGCGGAAACGCTCTACGTTTTGGTTGTTGTTCATTGTGATTCTCCTTTTTAATATCAATTAGTGTCTACGGTTATAGCGAATATCGTCATGAATATCGTATATTGCGCTTAACTCACTTTTTAATATCCTGTTGCGCTGTATTTCTGCGGCGAGTTTCATTACCTCAAAGGTGCTGGTACCGTAAGGAAAGCTAAATGATTTTGACAGTTCAGTGAAAATTTCGTAAAAGTCTTTTACAATTTCTTTATTGTTCATTTTTCCTTTCACCTGCCTACGCAGTTATCTAATCAAATGCAAAATGGGAACAGTTTTTCGAAATCCGATGGTCGTGGCGCGTTACCATGCAGACTGGTCATATTTAGTTGCGATTCAGAAAATGGAGCTTTTAACCAATATTTGTTAATTGTCGATTCGTGTGGTAAATTAATACAATCAATTGCTAGCCCACTTTCTTCGCTACGACAATACATCGGTGATTTTTTAATAATCGTGCCCATTAAAATTGCATCGTGATTTGAATACTTTATAGTAAAACAATTGCGAAAATATCTTGTTACCGTTCCTCGCGAAACAAGCTCATAGCTTACTCTATCTGAAACGTATTTATGCAACTCTTTTGCTAATTTTTCGGCTTCATTGCGCTGCAATCCTTTGCTCTGCATTATTTTGATAAATCGTTTTCGTTTCAAGGACTTACTCCTTCTTAAAAATGATATTTTGTGGCGTTTGGACTTCGATGAGTGGGTATTTATCTATGTGGGCTTCATTACAATTAGCGAAAGGATACGCGGATTCTCTGCGAACCACCAACTCGGCTG